GGCATATCTTTATCCTTCATAATTGTTCCATCCGGCATTCTATGACTTCCTTTAGGAACTTTCTTTTTATTGTAATCTTTACCAAAGACTTCCTTTGGTTTTATTTTCTTATTCTTTTCAACACTATCCTTAATATTGAATTGGGTTTCACCACAGGGACTTGATTCACACGCTTTCATTTTACGTTCTGGTTTGTCTTTTTTTTTTCCTTTATACATTTTTTAATTTTAACTAATAAATTATTTTATATGTGTCATTTATAAAATATGTCTCTAATTATAGCAACTTCCCGATTAAACGAAGATGAAGGTTCGATGGATGGACAGAGACCATCTAATTTTCAAAACTTCTTTCGCTCCCCAATTGAAATTGAAAGTGATTCAGAAATTGCCGTTGACAGTGTTAAGATCCAGAGAACTGGTAATATAACTGTAGGGGCAAAACATCACTTCTGCCACTACTTCGGCATTGATCCAGAACTTCTTGGAGAAGATCAAGAATTCGATGAATTAACATCTATCGCAAGAACTATCAAACCCAAAAAAGGGACCTACAATGTAGAAAATTATGTTCGCTCGGTAACAGATGCTTTCAACGCCCAGTATGATGATCCAAGAATTTATGGTAATGCTTCCGTTACTGTTAATGAAAATGCCGCATTCCAAGAAGAAGGAGTAGCAATTAAATTCACTGATAAGGGCAAGAGCAGCACTAACGTCACTGCATCTTTAGTAGCGCAAGCAGTATTCAATATATCAAATCCCTCAACTTTTTACGCCAATCTTGATGGTTCTCCTGATAGCGATCCAATAAGACCAAGTGATGCTTTTAATTGGGATAGTGCTACTGGTATCTTTAGTCGCACAGGTAATCCCTCATCACAACTTGAAAATGCTTCTTGTGTGGGTATTCTTACTGGACGACCCCTTTGTCTCAATCAGGGTAAATTTGATTTCAGTATCACTTCCAACGCAAGCACACGACCATTTGCTGTCGGATTATCAAGACCCCAGATACAATTTGAAGATCCCTCACTGCCAACTACAACTGCTAGCAGCACAAGAAGCGAAAAATCCCTGAGGCACCAGGGTATTAAACAGATTGATAGTATGTGTCGTCAGAGATTTAATAACGAAACAACTATAGCAAACTACGATAATAAAACTACTATTGATGGTCCCCATGAATGCTATGATTATGTATTTATCCAAGATGAAGCAGATGAAATTACAATCGCCCATAGGGTATACTTCCCAGACGAACAATTAACTGGTCTTCAAGAATTAGAATATTGGCAGAGTGGTGGTATTGTTACTGGATCTAAATTGACGGCAACAGCATTCTATGCCTCATATGATGGAGCACGCTTCGAGGGTCTTGGAGATCAAATAAATCTCTATTTCAAACAAAAAGGCAAAACAGCATACGACCAAATCCTAGGATCAAATCTATCTTCGGCAGGGGCAATTGGTAGGACTTTCACTCCAATAGGAACAACTACCTACGCCTTGTATCCTATGATACATTTAGGGACAGGTGCCATTCAAATAACAGATTATGATAGTAATTATACAGGGGCAGATACTTCTTACGCATCACCAACATTTGTAGCAAGTCCCCCAGCATTAGCTGGATATTATCCTGGCGATGATATGTTTTCTAATGAAGCAGTACAAGGGGTTGCTGACTTGCCATATATCAAGATGAAATCCGACAGAGAATTAGCAAGCAATGCTGTTGATGATGCAGTTTTCAAATGTGATAGTTCACTGACAAAATATGAAGTAACAGCAAACACAGTTTCACCTTATGTTTTTGTGGGATTGAATGGTGCGGCGGGAGTAGATTACGCCCATATCATTACTATGAATAAATTTGCCAAACCAGAGGTGCTAGATACTTTGCTATCTAAACAAGAATTCCCTAGCATGTCGGGGCGTCTTGGTTTTATTGATAGAGCAATCATCAATAGTAAATCGGGGGATGGATATGTTGCTGGCGATGACACTAACATCGTAACCTTCACATCTGTAAAATCACTTGAAAAAACTGCTCTATCCAGTTTTATTCGCCTGCCTGGTCTTACCCACAAGACATTCAATGGGGCACAAGCCGGTCTATCAAAAATAATTTATCAGGTTCCTCAGTTCTCTAATGATGGAAGAGAATTTGGATCACTCTACTTTCAACCCGGTGAGAAGACTTATGTTAAATTAAATAACCCCGCACCAGTGCTGCTGAATAATCTTCAAGTCCAGATTGTAGATGCTTTCGAAAAGGAAACAAATTCATTAACTGGGGACACCCAAATTGTATTCCATATCAGAAAACGTAAATAAATACAAGTTAATCATTATTTTTTAAAAGTTAGTCATAAAATATTTTATATTAATAAATATAAATGACTGATTATCTCGCAGATGTTGTTATGCCTCCTCCCGAACAACCTACCGAACAACCTACCGAACCACTTCCTCTTACAGATGAAATTATTCAAGATCAAATGGATATTGAAGACCAAGAAACAGAAATAGAAATAGAATATGAATCAGAAGAAGAAGAAGAGCAACTTATCCCTGAAGCAGAAAAACGTAAGAAGATCCCCCAAGAAGAAATATTCTCTGCTCCTAAAGTTAAAACAATTTTAGAACCACCCTCTGAAGATATTCCCACTCAGTGCCAAACTAAGAAACCCAAACAAACCAGAAAAAAAAGAGGTCCTGCTTCAGAAGAACAACTTGCAAGACTTGCCAAGGGTAGAGCAAAGGCACAGGAAACCAGAGCACGTAAAAAGAAAGAAAAAGCAGAGAAAGTTGCCAAAGAGATATCTGATAAAGAATTGGTTGAAGCTGTCCGTGAAAGGGAACGTAAAAAATTAAGGAAGAAATTAGAAACACCGATAGAAGATGAATTACCCCAGCAAGCAGTTAAGATTGTAGAAAAACCAGTTGTCGTTGAAAAGGGATATTCACAGCAAGATCTTGATGATGCGGTCGCACGTGCCGTAGAGCAGTCAGTCCAGAAGGTTGAAATTTTAAGAAAGCGACGTAAGGAAGTAAAGAAACAGGCAGAGGCAAAGGCAAAGCACGACGCCCATGTCTTTAAAGAAATCAATACAGCAATGAAGAATGATGTATGGGCGAATTGCTTCGTCTAAAGTTGACATTATGCCGTTTTAAAATTAATAAAATTAAATTAAAATAAATCAAATTTATAAATAAACAATGGAAGCACAAGGTCCCAAAGTTGTCCCAGTTAAAGACCCAGAACCAGTATCTACTAACCACCCTCCTCTACATCCTAATCTTCCTCAGGTAGATGGTTTCGGTGGGGGAGCATTAGTTTTATTAGTAAGTCCTGTACGTACCGGAAAGAGCACATTAATTTCAAATATGTTATTAAACGATCAGTTTTATGACGCCCAAGATCGTTTTGATAGTTCAACAATAATCAGCAATACAATTGCTAATGATATCACATCTAGATTTCTCCGTCGTGCTTTTGATACACACGATCATTATGATGATACTATCATTGATGGAATTGTGACACAGCAGAAATCATATGATAAAGAAGAACAACCAGAAATTGCAGTCGTTCTTGATGATTGCTTAGGATCAATCAGAAGGGAAGCAAAAATCAATCATCTTGCTTCAAGGTTCAGACATTTCAATATTAAACTATTGATTATTAGTTCACAAAATTTCAGGGCATGTTCGCCAATCATTAGGCAGAATGCTACCAATGTCATTGTAGGATCTCCTTTCCCCAATCAGAAAGAATTAGGAAAGATGGCAGAAGAGTATGGGGATGTATTTGGGGGAGCAGAAAACTGGTTGAAGATATACGCCCAAGCAACTCCCAACCGTTATGATTTCCTCCATATGGATTTTCAATCTAATCCCCCGAAAGCATTTCACAATTTTGAAACATTAGTCGCAGAAGGTAGTAAAATTTTAAATTCTCCCGAATAAATTAATATATATTTATTTATATAAATATGTCAGACTTTTACGGAGCACACGCACAAGCATTCGCCGAACAAAATCAACTAAGTCAGCACGCCTTCGATATGAATGAAGTTCGTCAGGCAAACTGGAAGAATTCTAAAACTGCTTTCAGAACATTACAGAAATTAGATACTGGTAAAGAAGACAGTGATCTCAAAAGTGATGCTGAATCAGACGCAGCATCTGTTCCTAAAATAGCAACTGCCGCAAAAGGAATTGGTGGAGCAGCTGCCGAAGTAGTCTCTAGTATCAGAGGCGGTGGCACTACTATACAAGCACTATCTGAGGGCAAGCGTGCCCTTGATGCCGCAGGAGAAGGAACTAAATTATTCGGTAAAGGGGCAGTCGCTGCTAAGGATGCGGGAGGTCTTGAAGGGATAGTTGGTAATGTTTTATCTACTGCTGGTGGGGGAGGAGAACTTGCTGAAGGTTTTGCGAAGGTGGGAGCAACTGGTATTGGGGTTGCCTCGGCAGGAATGGCCGCTCTTCAGGACATCGATAATCTCTGGAATACTGGAAATATCTTTAATACTAAAGATGCCGCGGGTAATACTGTGAAACAAAATCTCGGACAGGATATAGGTAATTTTGCTACAATTGGAGCAGGACTATTAGACGTTGCTGCCGTCTTCACCGGGGGAGCACTTGCCCCTATTGCTGCTGCTGCCAATGTCGCGGCAGCCACGACCTCCACCCTGTCTTCAATTGATGCTGATGAAAAAGAAAAATCAACTGATGCAAAGGATGCTCCTCCATCCAAACCTCCTCCTCAGGTTGCTCCTCAGGGTTTCAGTCAATTCGGTATCTTGGCAAATCGTTCTCACAATCCATTAGAGCATATCGGTTAAAATATTAAAAAATTTGATAGTTGTGCTAATAAAATTACCATTATATATCAAACAGAGAAATCGTAAAATAAAAAACAAAAAACAATGTCTACTCAGCAGAACCCCACCCTGATCCCCGGATTTGAAGACATCATGCGGCACATCAAGCAGCAGGAGGATCAGATCAAGAAGTTGGAGAATACCGTCAAAAACTGCGGAGAGAATTACACAAAACTTTATCAGGATCACGTAGATCTCCAAGAAGAAAACAAGAAACAAAAAGAGGATCATTGTTCTAATAAAAAGATTTTCTTTGAAGTCTATGAAGAATTCAAGAAACTCCGAGAAGTAGAAAGTCTTCTACAACCATTTGAGAATACAGAAACATTTCGTATGAAAGTAGAGGAAATGAAGAAAGAAAATCAAGAACTCCAAGAGAAGATCACTTGTCTGGAAAGTGATAGCCACAACGAAGTATCCCAGGCAGAATACGATGAATTGGAAGCAGAAAAGAAATATCTAGAGAACGAAGTCACTCGATATTCTGTGGCATTAGAAGAAGAATATGTATTGAAATCAGAATACGATGAAGTGAAAGAAAGAAAAGATAAAGCAATGAAGTTGCTGGAAGAAAGTGATAAGGAGAATACTGAATTGAAAGAAGAAATCACACGGATCGGTGAGGAGAAGGACGCCCACTGGAATGACTGGTTAAATGAGGAGTTTGGAGACGATCTATATCCACTTAACCCACCCGAACCAGATGATTTTGTAGAGAAGATCAAGAAACTAAAAGAAGACAACAAGCGACTCAAAGACAAGACTATCATTTACCATATTCTGGACGAGTCCTACAAGGGGATGAGCAAAAATCAGAAGGCCTGGATCGACAGCAACTGGAAGTCAATCATAATTGGTTTCGCAGAGACCCTGGAAAGTATGGTTCCGGAAAACAATTAACTTAAATTAAATCTTCTTTTATAACTTGCTATATTTTCTTTACGACTAGTTGAATTTCCCCAGAGTATATACCACGACAGAAAACCTGCTCTTGTATAATCCCCAGTAGATAAATCTTTTTTATGTCTAGATCTATATCTTTTTCTTTGCTCTTTATCTTTTTTTAATGTATAATCATCCATATTTGCTGCTCCAAAATGTGTCGTTTTTTTTCTCCCATTATCCTTGGTAAAAACTGCCATCAGTTTTTTCCCTGGTTTATCGCTTTTTTTGATTACAACTGAAACCATATTTATATTTATAATTAAAATTTTTAAAATACACATAAAATTAATTTCTAAAGTAGATTATAAATACAAGACATGGCATCCAATCAGCATCTAGAAATCACACCAAGCAACATCACTAGCGACGGCAAGTTGTCGTACAAAAACGGACAACCGACTATCCAACTCCTTATCGGGGCACAGGATCGTTTTATTGTCCCGGGTTCTGTCCGCCTCGTCGGCGAACTAACTGTCAAAAAGAATTCAGTCATCATTCCCTTAGAAAGTGATGGTATCCGTATGAATGAACGCCTTGGTGTTTATTCGGTAATTGATACTCTTTCTATTTTTTCTCAGAGATCTTCTCAAACTATTGAAACAATCAATCATCACAACCGAATGATGTCCTCCTACCTCAGCGTTACGCAGTCCCAGCATGATTTTGCCTGCCATGCTTATGAAACTGCCCTTCGTTTCCCCAACTTCAAGGCACAGCAGCTAGGCGTAATCACCAATACCCAGGCAGCATCTGCTTCGGGTGGCACTTCTCCTAACTCCTTCTGCATTCCGCTGGTATCTGGTCTATTCATGGGACAGGAACCAATCCCGCTTTCAAATGAATATGGTGTAGGTGGTCTTATGATTGAAATCCAGTTATCCCCGGACAGCAATGTTTTATTCTCTTCTACCAACTCTGCTACGGCACTCCTTGATGCTTTCTATGAATTATCCAATGTTCGTCTAATCTGTGAAGTCCAAACACCGGATCCGGATTTCACTCCTCAGGCAACCAACACCTTCACCTACAATTCTATCAGTTCTTACTACAACACTATCAACTCGGCAAATGCTGTCTTGAATTTCAACCTTGGTCTGAAATCTGTCCTAGGAGCATTTATGAATGTTGTCCCGGCAGCACACATTAATTCTCTAACCCGGGATGGTCTTGCAACCCTTGGGTTCTCCAACACGGACGGGTCCCAGGCACAGATCGAGCAACTTGTTTTCACACGTGCCGGTCAGCGTGTCCCATTAGAATATAACATTGATACACTTCAGAAGGAGCAGGCAGGACGCGACAACACTACCCCTGACGCACAGGTTGTGAGAAATTACATGAATGCTGTAATGAATTTTGCTAAGATTGCTCGCACTTCTGTCGCGCCGAGTGTTTTCCGCAGCATTGATTATGGTGCTACCTTTGCTGATGCCAAAACCATTATTGATGGTGGATCTGCTTATGGCATTGGTGTATCTTACGATGGTATTAGCAACAGCGGTCTTGACTTCTCCCAGGTTCCGTTTGGGGTACAGCTACAGATTGGATTAACCTCGGACAATCCTAATGCTGTTTTCCTCTTCGTCCACTCCCGCCAGACGGTAGTATCCTCGGGTGGATCAATTCAGGTTATGAAATAAACATTTAATAGTATGTTTGATCGTCGTAGTTATTGGTTTGTTTCCCAGATAAATCAGTAGTGTTCCTAGATCCATATTTTAAAATTACCTTTACTTTTTTTTATTTTCTATATTATAAAACGATAATATGGATACCCCTTCAATGCCCGCCCCTACTCAAATTCCTGACTTGGTCCGCATAGGATCAGTCGCTACTGATACTGCTATCAGTGTCACTACTGATATCTTAGATCCGGTAATTTTTTCTGAATCAGAAGCGAGATTTGTCCTTGACAACAAGGGCATTCTTCACAGCAACTCTCGCATTACCTTCTCCACCGACGGAGCAGTTGGACCAACTACTAATGATCGTGCCTTCTTCCCAGCAGGAGTTGGCGTACATTCTTTAATCCAGCGTGCTGCTCTGCGTGTTGGCACGAAGACTGTTTGTGAAATCGAAGATTACAATCACTTTGCGGCATATGAAACGACGTTTCTGCCTCCGGATGCCATCAAGGAACGCGAAGGTGTTATCTCCGGCAGAATGATGACAATTGCCCCGGTCCTCACTGGTCGCTCGGAACCCTTCCAGAATGCTTCCAACAGTGCTTCCAATACTGAAAGTCTTACTGAAGCAAAATCAATCCAGATTGACAATGGCAAGGGTCTTTTACTGGCTGGTGCTGATAGTCCTCAGTGGCATCCTCCCCTCAAGGATACTGACATTTTCCCAAGTCGCACTGTTTTTGATTATCAGGTAGAAGCAAATAAACCTACTTATTCGGTCCTTCTAGCAGATCTGTTCCCGTTCCTCAAAACAAACCAACTGCCACTCTTTATGATGTCAGAGCAGGTAAGCATCCATTTGACTTTCACCCAACGCCAGAGCGGTGCTTCCTCGGAACGTGTCAGTGTCACTGGCGGTGGAACTATCACCCAGGATGCAGTCCTTGTCCGTGGTGATTGCCAGTTGATTGCTGATTACATCTTTTACCCCCAGGATCTTATGGAGCAGTATAGGCAGCAAAATGCCAATATGTCTTTCCAGTATGTTGATTATCAGTTTGTAAAAAGGACTGTTTCTGCTACGGAATATTCTTCTGGTCTTATTCAGAATGTTGGTGGTGCTGGTCGCATCGTAAATAAAGTATTCTGTGCTTCTGTAGGCGAAGATACTGAAGACTTACAGGAAGAAAATCTTCTAAATGTATATTGTGCTGAAGGACCAACTGTATCTACAACTGGTGTCGGCACTGTCACAACCAATTTAAAATACAATGACAACTTCCTTTACCCGATTGATGTCAGCAATGATGCCCGCCATTACCACAACGTCTTCCAGTCGGAAGGCAGAGTGCCCTACATCTCCCGCGATTTATATCGCGGTGAGGGGCAGTTAGCACAGACACTCGCTGGTGCTTCTGGATCTGTTAATTTCGAGGATTACACGGCACAGAGCGACTTACGCCAGAAATTCTTCTACACTGCTTACCGCCTAAACAAAGGCGAGCGGGTTAACTCCCGTGGCATTGAAATCTATGATACCCGTGTCACGGTCCCCGGGGCATCAACCATGCGATGCTGGCTACAGGTTATGCGAGTAGCAAGTCTCAGGGATGGAATGTTTATGATGGGATATGCTTAAGATTTCTAACTTTAAAATTTGTTAACTTTATTTTTTATTATATTCATAAAATAAATGAATAGTAATACTTTTACTAAGACCACACTTTTGGAATGTCCTAGGTCTCAATCAGACGAGGGGATCTCTAATAATAATATTGATCCTTCTAAATGGACCAATAGGGTGGGGCAAGGATTGGTCTTAAAAGCAGGCGATCAAATATCCGTGCATTCTTCTTACGTATCTGAAATTGGTGCTGAATCGGGGCAAATTCAAATCAAGGGACAAGAATTAAATGCTTCAGTTGATGTTGAAATAACTGAATTTGAAAATTTATGGAGAAATGAAGAGGTCCCTCACAAATATGTTTTACAGAATGCTTCTAATAAAAAAGTAAATATAAAAATCAGGGATGATACAGTTAATCTTGTTGTCAGTCCTTACAAATGTGCGAATATTGATAATTATGTTTTCTTACCGAGACGATGGACTGCTTCGGGGACACACGTCTTCTGGGGACAGAATGAAATAAGGAATGGGACAGTTCTCACTGGTGGTTTCCGTGATATGGGACAGACACAATGGCCGCCACCTGTTAAAAATAGATGTAGTGCCGATCTTTCAAATAAATATTGGGCGGGCGATAATGTAGGAAAAGCACGACCAGAATATAAAGTTTCAGGAAAAAATGATGGAAGTCGTTTCACACTTTTCACAAGACAACAAACATTTTATAATAATCCAGGAGATACAAGTTTATTTGTATCAGGCATCTCTACTCTTGGTTCTCCTATTTTACAGGTGACACACTCTTCCTCTACAACTGGTCTTTTACCTGGTCAGCGGATTAAGGGTGGATCACCCCTTCTGGGTTTCAATATCGGAGCGTCAATTGTATCTGTGAATGGTTCATTTGTAACTCTGTCAGAGAATGCTATTGCGACCAGCACGACCCAGAATAGATTTGAATTGGGATTTGAGAATATAATAGCAAGAAGAAAAT